TTCCGATCTGCGATACTGTATTGACAAAGCGGCGCGCAGATCGCTCCGCCGATCCGGTATCCAAAGTCAATCGAACTGGAATGAATTTTGAGGCCATTATGAAAACACTGCTGAGCCTGACACTCTGCTCTCTGGTGATTGCCGGATGTGATGTTCAGGCAAATCTCAAACTCAACTCTCCGACTCCGGCAACTTCCTCTACTGCGGCAGAGCAGTCCGGCAGATCAGGCTCATACAAGTTTCAATATCGAGTCGAAAACGACCGGGCTGTTGCCCTCTTCCTTGAGCCGATGTTGCCGCGCAATGATGCGATCTTTGTCCAGGCCTGCCGCGATGTCATCAGGGCAGCATTCAATGCCGAGGTTTCAGCGCGCTACGATCTGGTTGCAAATAACAAGAGTGCAAAGAAATCAGTCCGATTTCAGGATCGCTCATTCTTCTACCTCGCCCTGCCAGTAAAGGAAGACTCTGGAGAAATTCACAGCATCGTGATTGTCAAAAAAGCGCGTTCATAATCAGGCGAGCCGGGCGCGCCTGCTGCTGCGCCTTGCACCGTGCCCTTGTTACGATGCCCCGGCTCATAAGCGGAACTGCGGAATCTGAGTCTGAGCGATCCGCAATGACCGCTCCCACGCCTCGATTTCTGCAAACCACGTTCGCAGCCCCAGCCATTCCACCGGCGTCAGACGCGCCGGATCGGGCCGCCATCCGGCCAGTCGCCACGAATACAACTCTTCAATCCGCGCCACCCACTGCTCAAGGCGTGGCGTCGGGCCGAGCGTAACGAGCGGCTGCGGTTTCGTCTGGCGCAGCGGGCACTGAATGCACGCGCCCGCTTTGCCGATCCGCCTGCCGGTCTGTTTATCAATTCCGGGATCGTCATACGCCTCCCTGAAATCATCGCAATCCTGCTCGCCGGGACAGACGCCGGCGCCGCCCGCGCCTTCATAGAGCCGCTTCACGCGCTCGCGGATGGCATTGATGAAGGCGCTGCGGATTCCCCCAGAATCAGTTCCTGCTGCGGCGCGAAATGGGCGTCAATGATCGCCACCTGATGATGCAGCGGCGGCAGTCCCTGATACCCTTCCGTCCTGATCAGCAGCTCGCCGTAGAGTTTCCCCTTCGCCCGCGCCCGTGACGGGATCAGGCGTTCCTCGCGGCCATAGCGCGTGCCGCCGATGGCGACTGACGCCCCGCGCAGATTTTCATACCGCTCGAAATCCTCTGCCGACGGTTGCCGGAGGAAGTGTTTTGTCACAACTGTCTGACCGTAAAACGGCGCAAGCAGATGATGCTCGGCTTCATCCTCGGCGACATAACTCAGGGCTTCGTGTGTGGGCGCCGCCGGAAGCGGGACGATCTGGACGCCGAAATAATTGTCGAGCGCAAACAGGCAGTCCTGAGTGAAGCGCAGGAGCGTGAGCGCCCGCCAGTCCGGCGACGCGACGTAACCGATGATTTCGATGATCAGGCGCTCCCAGAACTGTTTGCCCGCGCGCAGGGCTTCGCTCGTCAGTCTGAATGATCTGGCGACAGCCGTCTCTTCGGCGTCGGCTTCAGTCAGTTTGCGCGCGCAGGCGATTTCGTACTGAATGAATTCCTCATCGTCATACGCCTTGAAATGATGCTTCACAGTAAAACGCTGGCCGCGCCGCGCAACCGTGAATTCAATAGTGTTGCCGACTGAAGCGTCGAACAGAGTTGTCTCAAGGGCTGTTTCCATTGGTTCCTTTACACAGTGTATGAAGCCTGCGCGTTCTGGCAGTCGGCTTCAAAGGTATTGCCTGACGAATCCTCCATCACCTTCGATTCGATTTCGTAACGGAGAATGTTGCCGCTCTGGCTGCGGCGCAGCGCCGAATAGCGGGTCAGAAAGGCGTGCAGTCTGACCTGATTGGTTTTGGTGGCGGCGCCGGCGATCAGCGGGCCGTCCATCAGATGCGACCAGTCCAGTGGCTTCTGTATTTTGAGGTCATTGATGAAGGTTGATCCGGCTTCGGCTTCGACCGTGAACCGCAGCGTGATCACCTGCCGCCCGCGCAAACAACGCGCGCGATAAATGCCCCGCTCCTTGTTGGCCGGATCAACGAATTTGTTGCACTGCGGCAGATACCCGTCATCGGCCTGATGATTATTCTGAATGCTGATGCCCCAGTTACGCAGCTTGCAGCCGACCGCTGCGGGATTCGCGCCTCCGGCGTCGGCGATGGTCAGCGCCGATTGCGTGTTGTAAAAGAAAATGCGCGAGGGTTCGGCTTCAGCGTGTGTCGCCGGAGTGAAGGCCGAGGGCGCGACCTGGCGCCCGCTGCCGATCCACTGGTGATTCATCCGCACGATGTCGGTGGCGTCGCCGCTCAGATCGAGCTGATCCAGCACGAACGACGGCCACTGGAAATCCTCGGTCGGCAGAATCTGTTCGATCAGCGTGTATGGCGGAAGCTGCTGCACTGTTTTCGGCGACGCGGGAGTGATCAGATGCCGTTTGGCCGAGGCGTCACCGCCGCTGAATGACGAACTGGCGATGGCGCCGAGCGCGGAATAAAGAAAGAGCGGCATCAGCAGCGCGTCGCAGCGCATATTGTTGATCGGGAGCCGCGCATCGTGTTCGGTGATGTACTGGTTGCGCGCGAAATTGCTGCCCGTCGCCACATCGCTGTCATCAGCGGTGCGGACTTCATAATCAACCGGCTGATCCTCGCGCGACACGGGGAGCTTCCAGTAATTTTTCGGGTTCGTCCCGACAATCGGCACCGGCGTGTCGTATGACGCTTCCGGGATGCGGCTGATGAAATACTCTTTGCCCTCGGTATTGGTCGGCATTGTCTGTTCTCCTGTCCAGGAAGATGAGGTTTACTGCTGCGGGCCTTCGATGTCAGGCGTCGGCTCAGGCTGAGCCTCTGGCACGGCTGCTTCGAGCAGGGCAAAGAGCGGGCCGCTCTTGACGACTTCAACTTTCTCTTTGCCCCTGCCGGTCGTTTCCGTCCAGTTATCTCTGATCTGCTGCAACACCAGCCATTCGTCGTCAGTCACTTCAAAGGGTTGTTCACTGGCCCTGAACGTGCGCCGGTACAGGCCGCTGCCGATGTCAATTTCGGCTTTCTCGCATCTGTCGTGAAATCTGATCTTCATCGTTCACTCCACACTGAAAGGCGCAGGCAATCGCCTGCCCGTTGGGTTGACGACCAGAGGAATTTCAAAGGTCGCGTAATAATCGGCGTTGTCGAGCGTGTCGAAATCGCGGATGAAGCGGCCCGGCTGCGCGCTGCAGACGCGCCCGCCAAGCGATGGATCAGCATAGATGCGCCCCAGCACCGCGTGACCGAGTTCCGCCGCCGCTTCGCGCGCCGCGAGCCGCTCGGTTTTATCCTTGCCCGTGACCCGCGCATAACAGGTCAGAAAGAACTGGACATCCCATTCGCCGACCGCGCCATCGGGCTTTGGCCCGGTGAAGCCGGTCGCTTCGCTGATCCGCACGCCGCGATCAACCCCGCGCTGGAACTGCTGATATTCGGTGTCGTGCAGGTCAATCTCTGCGAGCGGATCGGGCGCGCCGGTTTCTGCCACGAGCGCCGAGAGAAACTCAAAGATCGCGGTTTCAGGGGTCATTGCGCGTCGAGTACCTTGTCAAGCTGCGCGGTCATAATCGTTTCAATCTCGCCTTCGAGCTTCCGCGCCGCGCGTTCGTCATAAGGGTTCGCTGGCACAGCCCTGGCCGATCTGCGGACGATGAAGAACTGTCCGCCCGCTTCGATGTATGCCTCGTGCTGAAGCGGCGCTCCGACCGGGATCAGCAGCGCGCGAGCTTTTTTCGGATGAATCGCGCCACGGCCCCGCGCCACGACTTCAGCGTAATCAAACGCTGCCTGCGCCCGCAGTCTGATTGTTCGCGTCGTCCCATCAGGTTGATGGAGCAGCGCCTGGCGCGCGCCCCGCCTCGCCCGACGGGCCGACACGATCAGGTCAGCGGTCGCGCCCGTCGGCGTGATTTCCACATCGCTGCTCACGCCCTGGCGCAGATTGCCCGTCACCTTCGGCGCTTCAGTGCGGAGCAGTTGTTCGGCGCGTTCGACCACGCGGCGAAAGCCGACCTCAGATGCGCGCCGCAGCTCGTCGGCGAGCGCCGCAACCTGACTGGTATCCACGATGATCCGTAAACGCGCCATCAGACAGTCACAAAATCCACGAGGCCGACTCGTTCCTCGGCGTTGTCAAACGCGGCGAGGAGGTATGGTCGGGCGAATTCCGCCGCCTCGTCGAGAAAACTCTGTTTGTATTTGAGCGTTTCCGCCGGGCCGAAGTATTTGATCACTCGGTTACCCTCTTCGCGCGCCTCGCTGACCATTCCCTTCGGCGTGATGTTGGCGTTGAGGCTCGTGATCGCAAAGGCCATCGCCAGCCGCGCTTCAGCCAGCGTCAGGTCGTCGCTCCGCGCCTGATTGACCGCGTTGCCAGCCAGCAGCGCGTCATCATACGCCGCCTGACCCACCCATTCGATCAGTCGCCGCCGCGCCGTTTGCAGACACGCTTCGAGCTGGCGCGGCAGAATATCAGGACTGATGTTGTGCAGCTCCACGAGATCGCTGACCTGGTTGAGCGTGTTCTCGGCCATTACTCAGACTTCTCTGCCGGCCCGCTGACTTTGATCAGCGCGCCGCTGGCGATCAGGCGGGCCGTCATCGTCCCGACGGGCGGTTTGAGTTCCCTGACCTGCGAGCGCGAAATGTCAAAGCGCGTATCAGGATCAATGAAGCCCACATCTTCATTGGCCAGCTTCACATACTCCACACTGATTGCAGGCGCTCCCGTTTCAGGCGGCGCGTCGTTCGGAGTCGTTTCGTCTGTTTGTTTCTTTGCCATATTTGCCTCAAAAGAACGGGCAGCGCGCGGGCCACTGCCCGGAGTGTCCTAACCCTGACCCGCAAGGAGATCAGTCTTCAATCGGAACCATAAACGAGGGGAAGGGATTGGCCGCGAAGGTGATGCTCTGATCCACGATCACGCTGGCGTCGCGGCGGAACTTGACAAAACCGCTCCATTCGGTGGCGTAAGTATCGAAGATGTCTTTGGCAATGATCTTTTCCGATTCGAGCGTCAGCGCCTGCTCGAAGGCTTCGATCATTGAGACCGACGTGTCGAGATACGCCATCTTGCTGGCGGTCAGCTTCGAGCTGATGAAGAGGTTGAAATTCACCGGCAGCGGCGATTGCAGGCTGAGCATCGCCAGCTTGCTTCCGGCGTTCTGATTGTTCTTGAACTCCGACAGATTGAGCAGGACGATGGCCATCTCCTTGCTCGCCACAATCGCGGTGGCCATAAAGCCGAGTTCTTCGAGCTGCACCAGAATCCTGATGTGATCGAACCACGTAAAGCCGTTGGCCGTGTTTTCGACGCCGATCACCGCCGCCGCATAGGCCAGATCAGGCGTGTCGCCGTTGATGATCGTCAGGACTGCGTTGTTGTTTTTCTTGGCCGCGTGCCGACGGCCCGCGTCTTCAAAAAAGAGCGACACCCACGAGAGCGACACGCGCCGGATCGTTTCGTAAGTCACGCCGATGCCGGTTGAGTATTTCTTGAGCTTGATGTTCTTTGAGCTGCTGCTGACCGTGCCTTTTGCTTTGGTCGCGCCTTCGGTGATTTCGCGCGTCGTGGCATCGCTCACATCAATGTAAGGCACATTCGGCGAATCGCTGTTGACCGGTTCGCTGCGGGCGATGAGCTGCTGCCAGTAGGCGCGTTTGATCACACTCGTCCTGATCGGATCGAAGAACTGCTCCGGCGTCAGAAAGCGATTGATCGCGCTGGTCGGATAATTGGAAGTGACCGGATTGAGCGCCGCTTCGCCCGGCAGGGCTGAGAGCGCCTGCCCGCGCTTCATTCCGGCGAGGACGAATTCCGGCATCAGATGCGCGTTGTCGCGGTCGGCATAGAGGTCATCCACCGTCGTGCGGTGTTCATCAATGCCGAGTTCACTCAGCAGCGCCTCAAATTCCATCCCGTCATATCTGGCGGCGAGGAATTCGCGCAGGCTCAGCTCGACGGGCTGCGGCGTGGCATCCTCGCCGAGCGTGAGCTGTCCGAGCCGCGTCTGATTGAGTTCGGCCATCAGCGCGGCAACCTTGCCGCGCAACCCGTTGGTGGTCTTTGCTTGTTTGACGATCATTGTTGTCTCCTGATTGAATCCAGATTTGAAGGTTAAGGGCCGACTCAGAACACGAGGACTTTGACGGTCGCGCCGTCGGCGCCGCCCTTGAAAACGATGCCATAGAGGCGCGTGATCGAATCCGTGCCATCCACCCAGGCCGTGACGCGCTGGTTGCCGCCCGAAGCCGCCGCCATTTTGACAAAGCCGCCCGCCACGAGCGCGCCGCTGCCGACGATCTCGACCAGTTCCTTGAAGGGCGTCTCGACTGTGCCGAGGCCGTTCGCCGCGTCCGGGACTTTGACCAGGCGACCCGCCACAAACTCATTCGCCCCGGCCTCGGCAAAGGTTTCATCGGCGGAAATTTTCATCAGCCGGTTCTGCTCCACGACCGCCGCAATCGTCCCGCTGAGCGCCAGGCCGTGACAGGAAAAGGGAAATTTGTTCGCCATTGTCTTTGACTCCTGTGAAGTGATTGGTTGTTTTGATCGTCCTGTGACAGGACTAACCAAGAGTTGACCGGCGGACAATCACCGGCTTTTTCTGCGGCGTCTCGACGGCCCCGGTCTCAACGCTGCTGCGACCCGCGAGCGCTGCTTTGCCGCAGCTCTGGCAGGTCTGTGGAAATTTCTCTGCGGCCTGGGCCGCGAATTCGGCGGTCATCTCGCGTAACTGCTCCGGCGTCGCGGCGCTGATCGCCAGTTCGACGGCGACGGCGAGCTTGCCGTCTTCGGGCACGCCTGCCGCCAGACGCGCCTGCGCGCGGCACTCGGTGCGCTGCGCTGCGACCATCTCGGCGCCGAGCCGCGCCCGCTCGGCCAGCGTCTCAACCGCGCCCAGCACGGTCGCTTCAGGAAAGTCCTGCCCCGCTTCGCCCTTCAGCCCCAGCGCGGCGATTTGTTCTGCTGTCAGTTTCACTGTCGTCTCTCCTTTGTCTGGCGCGGACATCGCGCGTTTCTTTTTCTTCGTGTCGGCTTCGACTTCATCATCCGAATCAACTTCGTCGTCATCGTCCTCATCCATCGGCTGATTTGTCGGGAGCTTCTTTGCCAGCTTGTCGGCGCCCCGATTGACCAGGCTGAGTTCACCGAAGCCGGTAATCTCAGTCACGACCATTCGGACGATCTCGCCATCCACTTCCTGGCCCAGGATCCGCCAGAACAGGCCCTCTTCATCGAGCTTCGGATGACTGAACTCAAAGACGAACATGACCTTGACCGAAACCGAGTGAATCGCCGGTGGTTCGATCAGCAGCCCGCGCGCAATCGCCGGGCATTTGATCGTGTCAATTTTGAGCTCGACGTTGATCCCTGGAATCCCGCCCACGGCCTCGCCGCTCGCGTCCCACTGACTGGCGTTGACCACGCCGATCCACGATTCGACATCCCAGTCCCAGTGATTCTTGTAAACCGTCTGACCGGCGAGCAGCGGCGCCGCCGCTTCCAGCACTCCGGCCTTCGTAAAATCCAGCCAGTAACCTGGGATCACCGCGCGACTCAGCGCCCGAAAGAGCGGATAGATGTAATCTTCCTCGTGCGGGAGCGGCTCGTAATGTTCGGCCTGCAAGGCGGCGCCCGACTGCCCGGCGCGCAATTCAGCCGCGCCTTCGCCGCCCGCCGCTCGTTCTGGCCGTCGCACGCTGTAAGCGCGATTGACGGGCACGCGGAGCGCGACGCTGGCCCGCCGCTGCGCCAAATCCTCAACCCTGATTTGTCCGAATTTCTGTGCCATCATTCACCCAGTTCAGGAAACACTCCGCGCAATCTGGTGCGACAGTTGATATGCAGCGGCGGGATGCCTATGCCCTGCGTGATCGCGTCGTCATCCACGATCCCGTCGGTCGTTCGCTGCGCGATCCACGCCACCGGATTCCTGCGGTATTCTTTCGCCACGTTCGATTCATAGAGATGAAGGGCGAATTCGCCCGGTTCAAGCTGCGTGAATTTGTCAACCGCCCGTTTGGCCACGCCGACTCTGAAACGTTTGCCGTTGATGCTCCGGCAGATTTCAGTCGTGCGCGAGTCGAGCGTCGCCACGTATGCGCAGAATTCAAATTCGGCCTGCGCGAGCGATCCCAGATGCGCCCAGTTCCGAATGCGCTGCACCGACTGCTGCGCGATGATCTTGACCCCGCGATCATTGATGTTTTTCAGCTTCGCGCCCGCCGCCTTTCTGAAATCATCCAGCGATTCGGGAGTCTCGCGGCCAAAGAGCGCCGCGCCCTGTTCGAGATACTCCGCTTTCAAAAAACGTTTCAGCTCATCGGCCCGCGTGTTGTCGAGAAAGCCGCTGAAATACCAGTTGTCCAAAGAATCAAAAAATCTGATCGCCCGCCGGTCAGGAGCGCCGAATTTCAGTCTGAGCGGCGAACCGTCAGTGAAGGGCGTTTCGTCCTTCAGGCGATAGAAGCTGTAAATCAGCTTCGTCGTCGTGCGGACAGCCCGTCTGGCAGCGGCTGATTCAAAAGCGCCCTGATAGGCTGTTTCAATCTGCTCAAAGAGCGTATCCGCGAAATCATCAGCGGTGGCAAAGTCGTCGGGCGTGGCCTGCTCCAGAAATTTCCTCAGTTTTTCCACCGCCTGCTCGCGCGCCCGCCGTTCGTGCGGCCCCATCACGCGGAGGTACTGTGCAATGAACCTGTCGAGCAGCGCGTCAATCTCGGCTTCACTGAGCAGTTCGGCTGCTATCTCGCTGCCGTCTTTTTTTTTACCAGGCGGATGACGCGGCCCGGTTCGGTTTCAATTTCAATGCGCGGCGCAAGATGCCGGTAACGGCGCGCGTCACGATCAAATCTGAACTCGGCGCTGAAGGCGCTTTGCCCGCTCATTCGCTGCGGATCGGCGGCGGCGTCATAACCGCGCTTCTGCGCTCCCTCGTCCACCGTGATGAAGCCCGCGTTGATTTCCTGAATGATCGTCGCCAGCACGGTCTGATCGGCCTGCGCCTCCTGCAGCATATTGCGCGAGCGGATCGGATTGAATTTCAGACTCAGGCCGTCAACATCGATTGCGGCCAGCGCCAGATCGAGTTCGTATGTCCGCTCGACGCCGCGCTTGACGACGCGCTGGATATTGAGAGCCTGCGCCGCCAGAATGTAAAAAACAACATCAGCAAATGTCTCAGTGGTCGTATCGTTGCGCCCGTGAAAAGCGGGCATCGAATGCAGTCCCGAAAAGACCTGCTCTTCATTGAGATTGAAAATCTCGCTCACGCCGCGCGCGTCGCCCGTCACCGGCGTGTGACTGACTTTCTGATCACGAAAGGTGACAATCAGGTTTTTGAGCGGATTCTTTTCAAAGACCTCGCGGACTGATTTGAGTACCTTCTGCGCGCGACTCTGATATTCCTCTTCGGTTTCCGTGCCCGGCCTGCGATTCGGCGGCGAGACTTCGATGCTGTAGAGGCCGAACAAACCGAACTTCTCCGCAATCCGTTCGAGCGACGCGATCATATTCATCTGCGTCTTGAGAATCGGATCGAGCGCCGCGCTGAACGGCGGTTTCGCATAAGGGCTGTTGTCAACGTGTTCGAGCGCGTAGTACCGATAAGTCGTCGGACTGAGCGCCACCAGTCCGAGCGAATCGCGCACGCCGTACACGCTGCGCGGCTGCTGATACGGGCGCCACTCGCCCGTTTCAGGCCGGAAGCGGATTTGTTCCGGCGGCACCAGGACGACTTTTTTCACGCGGCGCAATTTCAGATCAACTTCATCCTCGCGGCTGAACGCGCCACTCCACGCGACCTGAGCGATGGCGTCATTGATCAGCCCGTCCACGCCGATTGAGTGCGCATAGATGCGCGTCGCCGCTTCGTTGAGCCGCTTGACGGCCATCCCGGCGCGCTCCCCTGTCGCGGCGTCAATTACGATCTGATGCCCGGTGTTGGCCAGCGCCGTCAGGTTGTGGATTGCCTGCGACAAATCCGGGTTTGCAATCCAGAGAGCCTTCAGACAGGCCAGCGTGTCGAAGTTCACGCCTGGCCCGATGTCGGTATACCAGGCCAGATAGCCACTGATCCGATCACCGAGCGATTCATCCACTGAACTCCGGCCCGTGTCGGGAACCGGGATTCCGTTGACCGCAGCCAGCGCAGCGAGCCAGCGCCCCAGGCGCGCCAGAATTCCGGTTTTGTCCCCTCGTGCCATTCGTTTTTGTTCCTGACCCCTCTTTTGCGCCTGATGCCCTCGCGCTGATCCCGTCGTTAAGGTGTTCCCCAGCGTTCCGGTACAGCCTCAAATTCAAAACAGGTATATGGGATACCCTGAATCAGCCTTGAGCCTCTAAACGCAAAATCCGCTTTTCACCTGGCGTCGCCCAGCTCCGGGAGCGCGCCGATAAACGAGGGCAGCATGTCGGCCTCGTACCGCCAGACATAATTGCCAATCGCCAGGGCCACCATCCGGTCGTCGTGATAACCCGACTGAGCGCCCCAGCCGCCCCGGTCATCCCAGACGCAGGTGCGGGCCTCATCACAGAACTCCGCGCTCGACAGCCCCAGATAACCGCGCCGGACGCTCTCTTCCAGCTTGAGGCCGAGCAGCCCCTTGTTTTCGCCCGTCGTCGGAAAGCCGTACTGCGCTTCTTCCTTTGCCTCTTCAAAGTTCAGGTCGCCGTCTTCGATCCGCCGTTTGAGCTTCATGTCGAGATGACGATAAAGCCGCTCGCCATAACCCATCGCCACCAGCTTCAGGATCAGCGCCAGACCCGGCCCGTTCCGTTCGGGCACGATGGCGGCCCCGTTGTACTGATCGCTCAGTTCAGCCACGCGCTCGGCGACAAGGTCAGGCGGCAACTGTAACGTCTCTTCAAACGCCTGGCGCCCCACACTCAGATCAATCACCTCAATTGCCGCCGGATCGCCGTTCTTCAGCCCGTGCGAAGAATCCACTGCGATCAGATACTGATGACCTTCGACCGGCCCCGCTGGCGCGCAGGTGACTTTCAGATATTCAGCCGCGATCACCGGACGACCGGTCTGCTCAAAGCAATCCTTGTCGTTCTCAGGGTATTCGACGGCGAACGAGTCTTTGCCGATTTCTTCGATCTTGGCCCGCCGCCACGCCAGGCGTTCGGCGACATCGTCACAGTCCCAGCGCGCGTATTCAGCGAGATAGCCGCGCCGTTTGAGAAAGAGCGAAATCTTGATCGCGCATTTCTGCTCGTCGGCGCTGAGCCTGGCTTTTTCATACGCCTCGCTGCCTTCTTCGGGCAGATCGTCGCCCCATTGCAGGAGCAGCCTCTCTTCGCCAAACTGAATGATCCGCGCTCCCTCAGTGCGGTATTCACTGCGCCACCACCAGGGGAAGAAGAAAGCGGCCCACCCACCTTTTCTGTGCTTCCCCTGCTGGTAGACGCGATGAAACCAGTCAATCCCGTTCGCGGTTGATTCGACGATCACGCGGCCTTCGGCGGCGGCTTCGATCAGCGCCATCGCGGCCCGCGTCGCGTCGCCGCGCCAGAACGGAACTTCGGTCAGGTGCAGATGCGTCAGGCCCTGCCCCCGTCCTTTGGCTTCGTGACCGGGTTGCACCGTCGCCGTCGTGATCCGCGAATCAACCGTCCCCTTGCCTGGATCGTGAAACAGAATTTCCTCTTTCGAGTAATAGCGCGTGAACGGTCGGATGTGATCGGGCAGCGATTCATACATCGTCTGCAAATCCTGAAACAGTTCATTCTCGGTTTCGGGATCGTGCGGGACGATGCGCACGCGGCACCCGCTCAGCACCACCGCTTCGGCAAAGAATTCAGCCAGCACCCAGCGCGAGACGCCGCCCTTGCGGGCTTTCAGAATCACATCGCGCCCCGTCGCGTGATCGTGCAGGTGCTGCTGAATGTCGTTGAAGAGCATCGGCACGAGTTTATTCCCGCCGAATTTGTTTCTGATCCGAATATGCGTTTCAATGAACGTGCGGCGGATCGCCTTGTTATTCCATCGCTCGCGCCACCAGCTCAAAGGTCGTTCGCCGACGGGCAGTTCAGCTTCGGGCCGCGCCGCCGCGCCGAGTCTCACGCGGGCGCGGTCAGCGGCGCGGCGGGCGCGGTCAATCTTCTCGCGGGTCGTCTGCTCTCTCTGTCGAATCGCTCGCGCCATATTCCTCAGCCGCCCGCTCCAGCATCTGTTCATTCACCTGCAACAACGCTTCGAGCGCGTGCGGGCTGTAATCCGGCAGCCACTCGAGCAATCTCTCGTACATCGCCACGAAGCCGCCGAGCGTGTCGCGCGCCTCTTTGACCTTGATCAGAACCTCGACCGAACGCGCCACATATTTTTCGTGCAGCTTGATCAGCTCTTCATCGCTGTAGCCGCCTTTGCTGATCTGCTCAAAGAGATGTTTCCTGATCGTCTCGACTTCATCACTCAGTTCATCGGCGCTGGTGAGCGCCGCTTTTTTATCGGCGACGATCTTCAGCCTGAGAGCTTCGTCCCAGGCGTATTTCGCGGCCCACTTGCGAATCGTTTCAACGCCGAACCAGGGGTAATCGCGGCGCATCGCCGCCGCGATGCGTTCGTGATTGCGCCCGTTGTTCTGAATGAACAACTGAAACGCGCGGTTGATCGCCTGCTGATCGTAGCGGCGTGCTTTGCGTTGTTCACTCATCGTCGCGGCTCAGCAGATCGAAGGTCTCTTCGTAAGTTTCCAGCCGTTTTTTCAATTGCTCGTTCTCTGCGCGCAGCTCTCTGAGTTGCCTGGTGTATCTGCGCCGGTTCAGGACGAAACGCGCCACCGTGCCAACCAGCGTGATCAGCACCGGGCCGATGATGTGTTCGCTGACCACCGGGAAGAGTTCGATCAGCGAACCGCCCACAATCGCACAGGTCAGCAGTCGCAGATCACCTGTCAGATCAGGATTGAGCATCGTCATGTGAGGTCGTGCTGCGTGCATACTGACTTCGGGGAAGGTCAGGAGCTTTCTGTCTCGTATTCCTGAATGTCCGCATTCAGGTTCTTCAGATTCGACTGGTGCAGTTCCTGCGCCCGCGCGAGGAGCGATTGACGATCAAGCAGGCCCCCGCGTTTTTCTTCGAGCAGAAACGCGAGGCCCACAGCCCAGCAATTCCCGATGAAGCCGGAAATGCCACAATTGCAAGGTTTACTCGCCAGAGTTTTTGCGCTTTGATATGCTGCGGCTCATGCGACCCCTGAAAAGTTTAACTCTCAAATCCGTAATTGCCACA